GTGTGCGTCGGATGGGCATTTTTCTTAATATATATAAGCATATATTTATTTATTTTTTAATAATTGTTTGTCCGGACAGTATATACACACCGGTTGGTAACCATGGCTCGGGCTCGTCGTTGGGTTTTTACCCTGAACAACTACACTCCTGAAGACGAACTCAGAATTCAAATGGCAGACGTTCCTTACATCATTTACGGGCGTGAGATCGCACCTGAAACAGGGACTCCGCACCTACAAGGCTACTTAGAGCTTTGCGATCGGGGCTCAACTTTATCCGCAGTTAAAAAGAAGATCGGCCAGAGATGCCACCTTGAACAGGCTCGTGGATCGGCTGAAGAAAACATTGCATATTGTTCCAAAGAAAATAATGTTTTTCAGTGGGGGAACCGAAATTGGGCCAGGGTTCCCGCAGCGATCTGGCGCGAATCACTGATGGGATACATAACGGACAACGAACTATAAAGTCGATGATCCTTGATAACACCATAGGCAATCCCATGCAATTACAATGGGCGGAAAAGTGCCGTAAATACCTAAACACACCCGTTGCCCAGGAACGTATAATTTTCTGGTTCTGGGGGCCGTCCGGAACTGGAAAGTCATCAAACATGTGGGACAAAATATATGAGACAAAACAGGAATATTGGACCCATCCAGGGGGGCGTTTCTGTGATGGATATGATCAACACGAAGTCGCCGTCTTTGACGATTTCCGCTTGGGTGAATTTAGTGTGACTAAATTGCTGCAGATATGCGATCGCTATCCATGCAGCGTTGAAACCAAAGGCGGATCCCAAGGATGGTGTGCAAAGATGATTTTCTTTAGCTCCCTAATCAGTCCAGAAGAGATGTTTGCTCGCATAGGTGAAGAAACCTATCAGATCACGCGAAGAATCACTTTTTGCATAGGTCCTGAAAAATGTCCCGAAGTTCCAAAGGGTAATACTATACCTTTGGACACTAACGGATTATAAAAAAAATATATATAAATAGAATACATATTGCCTGGGTGCGCCGATGGATTGGTCAATCCATCGTCGCGTATCGCCACCGGCGAGAATGTAGAATATTAACGGGACGGGCACAGCCCTTTCGCGCGCTACGCGCGCTCACCCGTTAAGTATTCTACATTACCCCGGCGGTGACTCGGGGCGCGAGATGGCATGGCCATATCCGATAAATACACCCGAGTCTATATACGATTTTTTTATGAGTCGCTGACGTCGTTGCGCGAGAATAATTGCGCTTTATAGACGATTTTAACGAGGACGCGTATGTTCTGGGTGGTCGATTCATTAGCAGGACACCAACTGATGCACCAACGCCCGGCCTTGGCAGGACTTGCATTATATGCGGCAGCAGTTTCCTCATCATCCTTCATATCCTTGATACCCCAAAGATACTTATTGACACCGACACGAGACATGCGGGTCAGATCATGACCACCAGTGTATAGACCAACGAACTTGGTTTTAAAATCGACGCGCTGACGCATTTCCGCAAGAGATGAGACTCCAGTAGCGTTTGTATTGAAGAATCCAATACCAAGGAAACCACGAGCGTTTAGAGCATCGTCTAAGCCGAAAGCCTCGATGGATATCTTGGATGAGAACACGCGATAATACTGATAAGGAGCGGCAGTGCTATTTGCACCCACGAGTGTATCGTAGAACCGAGGTTGGGTTCCGGCACCAGTTACGTTGGGATCATACAAACTGTTCGTAGAGAACAAATAATTGTAGGGGACCCCTGACGTGCTGGTTATGGTCATGATTTCCGAATAAGTGAATGTTGTATTCATTACTTCTGGGAACGGGCTACCTCGCCAATTCATGGACCGAATGGGTGCTTTACGGGCGTGAGGACGGGCCTTGCGGCTTGTCACGCGCCGCTTGCGTGTAGTGCGCTTGGTCTTGCGTGTGCGTCGGATGGGCATTTTTCTTAATATATATAAGCATATATTTATTTATTTTTTAATAATTGTTTGTCCGGACAGTATATACACACCGGTTGGTAACCATGGCTCGGGCTCGTCGTT